AGATGATCGTAAGCAACATAAACGGTATTGTTCGACCAATCAAATCTAGGAACAACATGTCTCATGTCGTTTGATGTTAGTCTCTTTCCACCAACCATATTATCCCATACTTCATAAACACTAGCTTCGGAAGTATTAGCTTGTGGCGGGCTGATATCGTTTGTCCATGGCTGCACTCTACCAAATGTTAGATATAGATTAGCGCCTGATGGTTCTGAAACCGATTCACGGAACTGTTTAGCAACATAAATGCCAAAATCTTTAGAACGAACTGAAGCCATTATTCTCTCTCTTTAGATAATATTTATAAGCCGTATCTACGGCGGTCTCTATTGAATAGTGTTTGAATTTCGTTGTTTGAAAGCACTTTATTATATATCTCAATAGAAGCAATCTTGCCTTCAAACGGTAGAGGTGGTGTGCCGCTGCGACGACCAACCATTAGTTGTTGTGTAGAGTCAGTGACACCAGTTGATGTTCCTGTCGACATGGACATAAAGGCGCCGTTTGAGTAACCACGGATATTAATACCGTCATATGTAAATGCAACAAACTGCCAGCTATTATTTGCTAGACCTGTTGTGATCACTAGTGAGTTATCAGCAGACGATGGATAGATATCAATCGTTGGGTTGCTGCCGTTCATATACAATTCATATCCTGAGGTTGACTTATCACTCTTTGTTAGAATTGTCTTATATGCTAGAACGTTTGACTGATTTACCCATGCAGCAACCGAAATGACGTTTGAAACATTCATAGTATTGGCATGTGACATGATAGCACCACCATTACTGTAGATACCCATTACACGCAAGCCAGCTGATGCAAAGTAAGTGTTAGCTTTGAGATTGGCGTATTGCTGAGTATTAGCAGCATTGTACCAAATGTTCTGAGTATCATATATCACGTTGCCAACATTGGCTGCGGTGTTTGTTGTTCCTCTTCTTGTGTCATATGTTAGATATGCAAAGTTTCCTGTAGGAACATAACTTGAGCCATTTGATGTAGCAAATTTTAGAATTAGATTTTGATATGCAATGTCTGTTGTGATATATGTGTTAACAACATTGGCTGCCACGTTGATATCATATCTTTCGGTTTCACTTCTATAAACATGCTGACCGAATAGCTTCATACCAGCAGGATGTGAAAGTTCTTTGATTGACTTTCTGTATTTCTCAAGCGATGTGTCAGACTTAATGACATATGAATAAGGCTGATAATAATCACGATCCTGTAGGAAGTTATAGCCAGATAGATGACCATCATCATTGACATAACGGCCTGGGTATGTATAGATACCAGTGATAACTGTAATATCTGCCTGTGCTAGACCGTCGCCCTGTGTAGAAAGATTTAGAGTTGTGTTTGGTTGATATCCAGCACCACGAGATAGAACACGCAACTGCTCAATACCACCAATGATATTTGATGTGGCTTCAAGTAATTCACCGTCACCGATAATTGCCACCGCTTGAACATTCGCACCATATGCATTGACGTTTTGTGAGATAACAGAAACGTTAGGTAGTGCAGACTGTATATATCCTGAACCGCCGATTGTGTAACCTGTGCGAGGTGTAAATGATACTTGCTGGATTGAACCATTGGAATCGACGATTGTAACGACACCATTAGCACCTTCACCATAATATCCATATCTGTTATTGAACTCTAGAATATCACCGACAACATAGCCGAAGCCACCATTTGCAATTTCCATTCTACCAAGAATACCCATAGAACGAACAAAGGTATTAGAGAGAACGTCGACTGATGGTAGTTCGTAATAACCTAGTCCTGGGTTTGTAATCTTAACAGAAAGAACAGGACCGCAATTTGCATACTGCCAATATATCATAGAATTGGCTACTACTGTATTGGCGTTAGGCTTCTTATAGATATCGAAAGAGTAGCCACCAATATTTCCTGATAGTGCTGGTGATACTCTAATAATATTTGATTTTGTATTACTACTAGTAATTGTAACAAACTCATTGTTAGCCATGATAACGTCACCAGTCTCAAAATAAACATTTGAGTTAGATGTCCAATAATCTAGGTTAACAGTTGTTGCAGGACCGATACCTGTCGAGATAATCAAATTTGATGTATTGACATAGATGTTAGCCATATTAGTATAGGCTTCACTCTGATTAACGTTTAGAGTGTTTGCGATTACATTATTGGCAACATCGATAATTCTAGTACCTACGATATCATAGCTAGAGGGATGATATGTCTCGTCCTCATTAACAACGAAGATGTTAGCAGCGGCGTCACGACCACCACCGCCAGTGAATAGCAATGCGTCGTTTGCTCTAAAGCCAGCACCTGGTAGAGTAACCTCAACCGATCTAATCTTACCTTCAAGATATGCTCTAATAACTTTAGAGATAACGACAAGACCACCAGAACCGCTATTACTACTAATAGGAACAGCAGAACCTTGAACGTATCCTGAGCCAGGGTTTGTTACTGTAACGGTGTAAATCTGACCAGAGAATAGATTACAAGACAGTCTCTTGACTAGGCCATTGTCATCATAGAACGTGAAGATTTCTTCACCGTTTTCGAAGTCTTGTTCAACTGCGGAAACTTTAAGTTCTGTAACTAGAACACCGTTATCATAATATTGATCGGCAGTTTCAACGGTACAAGTAGAATTAGAATTAGCACCACGAATAGTTCTACCGATAAACAGAGAATATGCAGAACTGTTGGCAACATTATCGACCGCAAAGTCTTTAACGTTTAGTGATCTTTCTACGAACCATTTACCATCTGACGCACGAAGAATATCATCTTTAGGATAATAGAAATCAATATCCTGGTTATACAGGGCTCGCATAAGAAAGCGAATTGACTTCTCTGAACCACGGGTACGATAAAACTCCTTGGCATGTTTTAGCAACATGACCTTATCAGCTAGAATACTGTCAGGAATTAGTGCTGTGTAATTATCGTATAGCTTCTGTAGGAAGGCATGATAGTCATCTTCTTCTTCAATATAATGTTCTTCACCTTCTTGTATATCATGATCGATATCCATCTTGATCTCATCGATATCAAGAAAGCGAGGAAAGTTTTTAGTGACATACTGTAGCTGTCCGTCTTGTTCTAAGAACTTATAATAATGCTCCATGAATTGAACAAACAACTCATGATCGGCTCTGACGAAATCAGGTACCTGTGACTTAACTAGTATAGATGTTTTGTTATCGATTTTATCGGTCATGCTGTTTCGGCTACCATGTCTAGCTGAATTGCCTGTATGTTGTTAGTGTCAATAGCGAGAATACGATTTCTCAAAGGAACAATAACGCCCTGTTCAGGAACAACGTTAATTGTAAGAACGTCTTGATCATAGAAATCGTTTGCTGGCATTGAAATAGGTGTCAATGTATCTAGAATAATTTTACCAGTTAGATAATCAATAGTGCCTGCCGCTGCATTAACGATAACCTTTTCACCGTTTGGCTTATAGTAATATGATCTTAGTGTTCCAGTTGTTGCTCTTAGGTTGACTGCTAGAACTGCACCAGAACCCTGACTGTCGGTAATCTCAACGAACGCTCTGGTGTAATTAATACCAGGGTTTATAACTCTGACAGAAACGAAACGCCCATTGACGATGACTGGCTCAACTTCACCACCAGAACCGTCACCAGTAATTGTTAGTGTTGGTTTGCTAGTATAATTAACACCAGGATTTAGAATTGATACCGAATCAATACCAGTATAGGACTCTGGTGTTTCTTCAATGAATACGTCACGCTGAATAGCTGCGGAGTCTTTTACTTTAAGAGTTGGATATGTGTTTAGCTTGAACGCATAGTCACCCTTACGAAGCGGTGTATTAAAGTTAATAACGTATGTATTAGTTCCGCCAATCTCCATCTTGACACGGCGTTGTAGGAAGATATCGATATCAGAAGATGTAATAGATGCTTCTGACTGTTCAATATAATACTGCATCTTAGACAACTTGAAAGTTGACTTGAAGGTGTATAGTTCCTGTGTGGCGTAGTTATAGATAGCTTCTTTGATTAGATTTAGAATTTGCCCTTGTGTTCTAGTTGTCAAGTTAGGATTATATCTAACCTTACCACGAATAAGAACGAATGCATATTCCGGATCGACGATATCTGGCTTAACAGTTAGAACGTTGCGATTTTCAACAAGGCTATTTTTAATTGTTTCTTTTTCTAGATTGGTTAGTGTATAATAACCCTTGGTCTTGAGAGACATGAACACTTTGCCATATACGATAGGATCATTATCTTCACCACCCCAAACAGAAACGGCTTCAATGTTAGGGAAGTCTTTAGTAACGAGTGCTTCATAGTCACCTGAGGTAACAGCACGATTTTGTGAGGTGTAATAGTTGGTAGAACGGAAACGAACCTGTTCGACCGTTTCTTTATCAGAACCACCAGCAGAGGCGCTTGTTACTGTAACTCTAACATTGCTACTGAATCCTGCGATACCGTCAGCGTCAGATAGACCAATTCTTGAAATATTGTTGCCTCTAGGACCTACAGTATCAAGATAAGTTGCAATAACGATAGAGCCATTAGAAGGTCTCTTACCGATGTAGTTATCACCAAAATAAACTGTGTAATATGAGTCCTGATCTTCTTCGATGAAATATACCGTAGAGTTAGCTTGAATTTCTGAAATGTCAGCGGCTAATACATATTCAGTTGTGGTAGTATTTGATGCAGACTCCTGAACTGAAATAGTTAGAGTTGATGTATCGACGTTAGAAGATGGAATCTGAAAGCGTCTTGATGTGTTATTAGCCAGCACTGGGAACTGCATTGTAACAGCCTCACCCTGTCTAACAACTACATTGCTGAACACAAATGAACCGTTGCTCTTATATGCGGTATTAGAATGTATTGCAACGAATGGGTAATTAACTTGTTCCTTATCAGCACCAAGAAAGGTTGTCCATTTGTCTAGTGTAATATAATTGATGATCTGATCTTCATCGGGACCTGGTGTGACAACAACATTTACCATAGCCTCTGCACCACGCATAGACATAGGCACATAGTTGATCACCTTGGCGTGTGATACGATGTTCTTTCTAAGCTGCGCCGTATCAAGAAAGGCTTCGTTAGCAGCCATATTCAAGTAATATGAATTGTAATAGGTATTGTATGCCAGAATGTCTAGCATTACAGACATACCAGAACCCTCAAAGTCATAATCCTGAAAAGTATTCTGACTGCGGAGATACTCTTTGAGATTATTGCGAATAGAGAAGAAGTCTAGATCCGCAACTCTAAGTATATTGTTGGAACTTGCCATGGCTCTTAACGAATCCTTTCAAGGAATATTGTTGTTGTTACTGGTAGGTCTCTATTCAGAATAATATACTGCAAGCGAACATTGAACCCGTTATTATCAATATCAGCGGTTACATCAACTGCCTGTAACTTAACTCGTGGCTCAAAGTTCTCAATACATAGTTTAATGGCCTTCTGTAACTGAATAGCAGTAAAAGAGGTCATTGGTTCAAATAGTAATCTTCTAACATCAGAACCAATATAACTCTGAAATGGGCGCTCATTATAGTTAGTCAATATTAGATTACGAACAGCACGTTTAATTGACTCATCACCCACCTTGCGGGTAACGTCATTAGTTGATGGATTTCTGAAAAAATCCAAATCAAGGTCTGAATAATCTGGCTGTCTATTTACCTGATTGACTGACATAGAGGTCCTCTAGTTTATTATATTTATGCCGTTCTATCAAGAGCATTGATCCAAGCGGAAGCGTCGGCTTCTGCCTGTGGCTGATTTGCTCTAGTTGCTTGTCTATCTTGAATACCAGTTGCCTGATCACCTGTTAGGAAGTTAAATGATAGCTGCCCAAGACCACCGAAGGCCTGGCCGCCGCCGCCTGCTAGGTTCAATAGACCACCAAGTGGATCAATATTAACACCAGATGCACCACCTACAACGTTAGTGGTAGCGGTAGCATTACCGACTGTAGTGCCACTTGAGCCTTCAATAGCAGCATGACCCTGTGCAATAACGTGGGTATCTTGTTGTGACTTAACTTCAATATTCTGTTGTGCTTGTGCCGAAATAGAACCAGCATCGGCTTTCATTTGAATACCACCTGACTCCGACTTAGTAGTAATGTCTTGCTTGGCGGTTGTAGTAATACCTTTATTAGTAGATTTTGTGGTGATTTCTTCGTCGGCGGTATGATCTGTCTTACCATCTTTGTGCATAATCTTAACTTCTTTACCACCGCTGGCATACTTCTGATCTGCCTTACCGTCTTTTGTTTCGTGGTACATATCACCCTTTTCGTTTAAGAATGACATATCACCTTCGTTAGTAACGGCAGCATGTAATCCAGAAGCACCAGCCAAGAATGTTTTATCACCCTGTGAAGCAACCGTAGTGGCACCTTTAGAAACATATGCCTGTCCACCTTGCGCCTGATAACTGATAGATCCTTCGATCTTCTTATTGACGTTCTTAGCTTGTGTGTCCATATTGCCACGAATGGCTCTATTCATATTTTTACCAGTAATGTTGATATCACCCATAACAGATAGATTGTAGTTCTTATGACAGGTGACGTTATAATCACCATATACTCTCAATGATGCATCACCCTTGACTGTGATATCTTGAGCACCAGAAATAGTCATACGATTTTCACCGAATGTTATTTCATATTTACCGTTGTGTGCTGTAATGTGTAGAGAACCATCTGGATGAAACTGAACCGCTGAGCCACCTCTATGCTGAATAGTAATTGACTCATTACCTTCAGAGGCATCCATACCGAATGAGTTGCCTGATCTATCTTTAAAGTTCCAGTAATTAGGATATTCACCAGCACCTTTACGACCACGAGCATCACCAAAGACATTAAATTCATCTGGTGTTTCTTTACCTGGGTTTGTATTCTTAGACTCTGGGCCACTTGCCATTATTAATTACTCCAAAAATTGTAAATTGAACTGATCTGTACCAGCAGCATCAGCCTGATAATGTTGCTTGCTTAAAGGTTCGCCACCTTCAATCGTATCTTTTGAGATTGATTGTATCTTCTTGGCATCAGCAGACTGATTTAGCTTCTCGTGCATTTTCTTGGCTTCTTTTTCTTGCTGTGGTGCAAGACGCTTAAACATTTCTTGCATAATCTGTGCAGACTGACCGAACATTTGCTGCATCATTGACTGCATTTGTTGGCCCTGCCCAGAACCTGAGCCGCTTGATGGTGTTGTTCCTGTGCTGCTAGAAGGTGTTGATGAACCTACGGCAGGTGATGTGGTTGGGCTTGTAATAGTATTAGCCCAGGCATTCATGCTGTTCATCGTATTACTGGTATAAACAGTCTCAATATGTCCGTCATAATACATATACTGAAATGCTGCACCGTGGGCAGTATCTACCTCAAAGACAACAGGTGATAATTTATCTTGACCGAATAAACTCTCGTCCCATTGTAGTCTCTGCATACCAATCATTAGGTCGTCAATAGTAGTTGCTTGCGCTAATAGACCAGCAGCATTCTCCATAAAGATAGTATAATGAACAGCACCACCTGTAGGAAACTCTACACCATCATTTGTTTCTAGTCCTTGCACTAGTTTAGCAAGTGACTTAACGGCAGTCTGCATGTGTGGTTCTAATGTTTGTAGAACCTCGTCCATATACGATACACCGTCAGGACCTAGACCAGCGCCTGTCTTAGATAAATCGACCTGTGTTTCTGTTCCTGTATTAGGGTTAGAAACGGTGCTCATCATACCAGAAGCAGCAGGAATACCACCAGCAGCCGATGTGCCGCTACGACCATTATTCATTAACCCTTGAAACATCTGCGCCATGGACATTACCTGTCCCTGTAGCTGTTGCATCATCTGGTTATTCATCATCTTGTCATTCTTCTGCTTGGCAGTAGGAATGCTTTTTAATTCTGGCAATCTAAAGCCAGTCATCTGAAATAATGCACCGTGTAGAGGCAAACCGTCAAGCATATCTAATGAATGTTGCTCACCCTTTTCTTTAATCTTTCTAATCTTGGCGCCACGTTCTGTCTTTTCTTCGATCTGTGGAGGAACATTAACACCGATCTTACGTGAGGCAAGATCCTGCATAATGCTGCCGTCCATCAAGTTCTGTCCACCGATAGAACCACCTGACGAACCTTTACGGCTGCCACTGGCTGCGCCTAGAATAACACCACCAGGCTCACCTGCCTGCTTCAATACATAAACGATTGTACCAGGATCAAGACCACCACCGGTACTCATCTGTCCCATTTGTGTGGGGTTCTGTAGAAAGCCATTGAACCACAAATCGCTTAGATCATAATCTTGCTGACTCCAGCGATTAGGATCGAATAGCTTCATTGAGCCGTCACGGCGTTGTGCTGGATCGGTCTTGTCACCACCAGCAATTACCATTGGTGTTATTTCACCATGGGGATGTGAAGGTGTGCTTGCGTTTCCCATTATACTATTCCCTGTCCAACTGTATTTGATACGCAATCGAGTGTAGTCGTAGCATAGCCACCTTTCTGCACTCTATGAGTTAGTGATGCAACTAGATAATCACCAGACCCGTATAAATCTTGTCCTCTGTCTTTATCTTTCCATGTTAAAGAGATAACATCACCGACACTGATATATGGATTCCATGCGACGATCATTCTTAGTGCTACTTTATCTTTTTCTAGCAATCCCATTCTAGCTTGACGCTTTAATAGATGTTGCTCAACATTTGATGGGCAACCATTTTGTTGACCGGCTGAACCTTTATTAGTTAGTGACTGTTTAAAGTTACCATTAGGGGCGCACATTTGCATACGACCACCGCCACCACCTGTAAGAAAGCCAGCGGCCATATCCATAGCGTTCATGAACGAACCTGCGTTGATATTTTGTCCTTGTTCATCTACACCATTTAATAGGTCAGATAGTAAATCAAAGTCACATGGGAACATAAACTGAATAGCAGGACGATTAAATGCGTTGGGTGTTCTATACTTCTCGTTATTATAATCTGCACCACCAGCCAAGCCAGTTTCAGAATGAAAGAATGTATATCTTGGTGCCTGTCTAGCCAAATGTGTCAATGAACGGAAGTTATGTGTAGGCTGCCAATAAGAACCGCCCTGCATAAAGTTAGCACCTTGGGCTCTATTAGAATATGTCATATAATGCACAAAAGATGGATCGTCACCATCTAGTGCCACATTGGCTTGCTGTGCAATTACTTGAAATGGGTGAATCATTTCCGCTGCATAATCACGAGCGGGCTCAGCAGTTTGAATATATGTGTTCTGAATATTTAAACAAGTGCCAAGAACCTCCTCTACAATCTTAGAAGGTGTGGTGCATTTCCAATATTTGCTTACGAGTTTCTTAGCATCGTCTAATAGAGATTGATCACATGCATGAACAGTAAATTCTTCAACCTGTGAAATATTGACTGGATGAAACTCTCTACCATCCATTCTATAAACTGTTTGCTGCAATGACATTTGATTACCATAACCATCTTCCATAGTAATTGTCATGGGCTTATTCTTGATGGCATCCCAATTCTTGAATACATCATTCTTGTAGATTTGAGATTGAAATGTGGCTGATGTTTGCAAACCTGGTGTCAATAAACTCTCGGTGCATGTCACCTCTTTACAGGTAACCTGCGTATAGCTATCAGCACCACCAAGTTGTCCGTTTAGTCGGACTAAGCCACGATCAAAATAATTATCAGACATTAAAACAACTTCCTAATATAATCAGGTTTCTGTCCTGTTAGATATCTAAACTCATCCATAATCTGGACATAGTATTCTGCTTTGATGACTTTGATTGAACGACGATCATCGTTCTTTCTATTCTCATAATCATAGCATGAGACTTCTTCACCACGAACAGTTACCTCAATCGAGTCATCACCAATATCATATGTGTCGGAACTATAATATGCGCCACCAGTAGCTAGTGACTGATAATAATCGTATGGTACAGAAAGAGGATCATCGGTTATAATATCTTCATTGATTATAAAGCGAGTTTCATTGACCACATCTGTTCTGGTATTGCGTCTTTCAATGACCTTTTCATAATGATGTGCGGTTGTCTGGGATAGTTCAACTGAACCGTATTTGTCGGCAACAAACTGTTGAAATGAAGAATAATCTAGAGGCCATTCGTGTTGTGCATCTACAATATTATTGGCTAGCAGGATCATCCATGCTGCACCAGGATCGTTATAAAATCTTTCTGCAAGAAGTTCTGGTGTGTCACCATCTTCAATATCATATACAAAGTATGATGAAATGTTATTCAATGCGTTCTGAATAACACCTAGACGAAAGAAGATATCAGTAACCAACTCATGAGAGCCTGCCTGAAAGGTGGATGTGTTGTTGATATCGTATTTGATTTTAGGAAACGAATCAAAGAAACTGCTGACTGCCATTTGTTATCCCTTAATGACCCATTCGTCGATTTTTAGTTGAACTGCTTTATCGTATTCTTCTGGTAATATTCTAATAAACTTTGATCTAGTATGATCGTTTAGGTAACGATGCACGGCTTGTGGCATAATCTTGTATATTCTTTTAGTTCGTTCAAGCATAGTGATAAACTCTGCATTGTTTTTAAACCTATCACCCTCTCTCAGTGTTTGCTTAAACTCATTAACGGTTCGAACAAACAATCGACGCTCACCTGTAGGTAAGTAATGCATATTAACACCTAAGAATCCGTCTTTATATAACTTGATCGGAAACGCCATTGGGTAACGATCATATATGTTTAGAGTATCTTTGTGCTTAGGTTCATACTTAAAGAAGTATAGATTGCCTACTATCGATTTACCACCTCTATCACTATTTAACAAAGTTCTATGAACCTCACCACTAGTAAGGTCCATGGCTTTATTATTAATCCAATCAGTTAGGTCTTTTTGTGAGTAGTCTACCATAACTAGTATTTATCTCACTTTTTGAACAGATCCGCTTCTGTTATTAGTTTGAAAGTCCAGCCACGGTCAGCACAAAACTCCTCGGCTGCTTTCCACTTTGCTTGATTAACACCCCATGTAACAACTTCTGTAATATATCTTTTAGTCTTTCTCTTTTGTGGGGTAGGTTCTTTAGTCTGTCCTTTAGGTTTAACCTCTAGTAGATATGTCTGCTTGTTACCTTTACCGTCTATAGCCTCAACATAAAAATCTACAAAGTATCTGTGTGGTCTGTTATCTACTGGTGAGATATATGGTATCACAATCTCCTCTGATGACCAGGCTACTATATTTGAATTGGTGTCACACCAGTCCATAACTCTCTTTTCCCAGCCAGATCGATATACGATATTAGAAGCATCACCTTTATACTTCTCTGGTTTTGTGGGTTTGAATATTCCTTGTTTGTAATCGTAAGCCATAATATACCTCGCTAAATATATGTAGCATTGTC